GAAGGGTGGTTGGAAAGGGTGGACACGACCCGTAAGTTCTACCCACGCATTAAGAAGAAAACATGGCGGGACGATCAGCGAAATAAATGAAAGGATGCAAAAAGATGTGGATCAATTCCTACATCACGATCCTGCGTTGCTCCGCGCCTTACGTCAGTCAAGAAGCGCACAAGAGATAGCTTATGTAAATTTCAATGATGGTGTTAAGCAATTTGGTCGCTATGCCGATGAATTTCCTGATGGGAGATACCCAAAGGATTTTGTGACGATAGATGGAATACCGGATGTAAAGTTTCCAAAGCATTTAGCAAGAACTATAGAGAGCCAAAGGAATATATTAAGGGGGAAAGACCCACTTAATGACTTCCTAAAATATGCCGATCAATTACAAAACGTATGGAAGATGTGGACTCTTGGTGTAAGACCGGCCTACCATATGAGAAACTTTGTTGGTAACATTTGGAATGCGTATACTATTGCTGGGCTAAAAGACCCAAGGGTATTTAATACTGCAAGACAGATGCAGATAGCTGCTTTGCATAAAGTTAATCCTGATTATGCAAGGAAGATGGGGGCAAAGGTAGACCCGCAGACTGGTAGAGTTGATGTGGGCAACTTTAACCTCAATGACAAGGTTCCCGGATCAGACCTAACTTATCAAGAGGTTATGGATGAGGCCATGCAACGGGGCGTATTTGGTAAGGGTCAATATGGTGTTGGTAGTGATGTTTTGTATAACCTTGAAAGAGACTTGGAGCGTGCGTCTGAGGGTGGTCTTGCTGCGATGACAGCCGCTGAAAAGGCAAGGGCATTACTTACACCCACCACTGAGAATGTAATGTTGAGAGGTGGTTTTAAGATTGGTAATGTAATAGAGGATAATGCTAGGCTTGCTGTCTTTATGGATGCGTTTAAGAAAACCGGATCACTTGATGATGCCGCGAATATGGTTAAGAAATCTTTGTTTGATTACTCTGATCTTTCTCCATTTGAAAGAAGTGTGATGAAAAGGGTAATGCCATTCTATACATGGACGAGAAAAAATATCCCCGCTCAGATTATTGCTTTGTGGAAGAACCCAGAAAGGGGTAGAAAATTAGATATAACTAGAACTCAGCTAGAGTTTGAAAAGGGAAGGCCAGATTCCGAGGATGTTTACGAGTTTTATAATCGTGGCGTACCAATCTATATGGATAAAGAAGAGAAGGGCGAGGTCTGGAAGATGTACAGGATGCTTAACTACTTACCCATTGCTGATATAGAGAGAACTACAGACTTTAAACAGATGTTCAGTGAAATGCTGACGCCAATGTTTAAGACGCCTTACGAAATGATGAATAACTATGACACGTTTCGTAATAAGCAAATAGAGCAGACGAAGGGACAAACCACGGATTTCCTTGGGGTGAGAATGCCTGTTCGCATGGCACACCTTGCACAACTACTTGTTCCAATTGCAGAAATTAATAGGGCTAACCCATTTGGCATGTTCGGAGAAGCTACTAAAGATGAAGAAACCGGCGAATGGACAAGAACAAAATCTTGGGGGATGGAACAACCGTTGATAGGTTTTGAGGTTCCCAATCTACCTATACCCGGAATTGGAAAACTTATAAAGGGTAAGTATGAATTTGGTGGGACACCTAGAGAGTCAACAAGAGATCAACCGGCCGGCGTTAGATTCATGCAATACGCTCTTGGAATACGTCCATACTATGTGTCTGCTGGTGAGGGAAGAAAGTACAAGGTAAAGAATTTCAATAGAGACTTGAGAAGCCTAAAATATTATCTACACAAGGCTGAAAAATCAGGGCAGTTTAGGCGAGCCTCAGAACTTCTAAAATTAATCGAGGATCATGAGGCTGCTGAGAGGAGAGCAAAGCTGGATATTAAAATGGGAAGAGAACCAAAGTATCCTCATTACAGCAGATATTACGAGAGATGAGGACTTTACTAACTATACTCACATTACTTCTATCACCGTCTATACTAGCGGGACCACCTGAAGGTGCTAAACAACTGATGATACCCTACCCATCCATTTGTACGCCGGGTATGACAGAAATGATGAGCGCACTTACCACAGACTATGCAGTACATATCTCCATGACGTTTGAGGAGAGTCCCACCACAGGCATAGTGGTGTTGCATAATCCTAACACTCAGACTGCTGCTGTCCTTCATGTTAGAGAGGATAGAACTTGCATAGTATTCTCTGGACAGAATCTAAAGATGTTTGATAGACCTGAAGGAATGGCACCTCCCCAAGTAGACCTAGAAGATTTTGAGGAATCATAATGAATGTAGATTCAAGAGTAATAACCCTAGCCTTATTCCTTATCGCCCAATCTGTGGGTGCTATATGGTGGGCTAGCGGTCTATCGTCTGAGGTAGAGAGATTATCTGGCCTTGTTGACAAGTCAGACCAGTTTCAAACTGAGATACAAAGAGCGGTGTCCGGTCTTGATGTTCTTAACTTTAAGGTTGAAGAACTATGGAAGGCTATTGAGAGATTAGAAGAAGCTGATAATGTCTTGCGTGATGTTGACAACGAGATAATGGTTCAGCACGAACAAATATTCTCTTGGTTAGCTGAGGGTGAAGCAGAGCAGACAGCAAAGGGAAACCCATATGGCGGATGATGTTAGTCTAAGTGATAAGACTAGCGTTGGAATGCCGATTAGAAACCTGATCGGTTTAATAGGTACTGTTTGTGTGGGAGCATGGGGTTACTTTGGAATACTTGAAAGACTGAATGTAGTTGAGACTAACCAGATTCTAATGGAAGCAGATGTAACCAAGAACACGGAGTTCCGAATTAAGTGGCCTTTGGGCCAGCTCGGATCGCTTCCGGCCGATTCGGAACAGTTCATGCTCATCGAACATTTATCTGGTGAGTTTGAAAAGCTACAGGGAATTATCGAGAAAGGCGATGCTCCATTCGATAGGCAACAGGCGCTTACCCTTGACTTTTATAAGCAGAGAATAGAAGCATTGGAAAGAAAGGTTGAAACCTTAAAAGATAAAGTTGCACAAATTAAATTCGGAAATGGGGTAACATACTAATGGAAGTAATGTTTGTCTTATTATTATATATGAACGATAACCTAAAGGAGTGGATGGGTCACTATGAGAATGATGATGGGCAATGGGTTCAGTTGGGAATGTCTGGATGTTTGAGTATGAAGCGTACATTAAAGAGAAATGGCTGGAAGGACACGGCCTCCGGCAAGACGAGATTTACTTGCGAGAAGCGTACCGTAGAGCTGAAGCTGAACAAAGATGGAAACATCGTAGTGGCAAAAGTATTATGAAACATCTAAAAGAAAACAACATGAGTTGGGGTATGCACCTATGGTACGCACTGACGCTGGCATACAGATTATGTCGTTTGTCATTGATTGCTGTGGTACATGGGCTGTTACCATTTATATTTACATCCAAAGTATCTGATGGGGTTCATGAACTAAATGAAGAACTCTCTTAATGACGATCACAGAATCGGCACAACAGAAGGTGGATCAGACCCTAGATGGGGAAGGTTTCTTAGGAGTGCACTTAGAAGGTGGCGGATGTTCCGGTTATCAAATCAAGCTATCACCCACCACATCTCTGCCAGAAGATGCGAGGAAGCTATCCGACACGATTTTCTCAGATGCCATCTCTTTGGAATTATTAGGTGACGCAAAGATGGACTGGATTGATGACCCATTCAGACCAACCTTTCACTTTACCCCACCAACAGGAGCGCATTCCTGTGGGTGTGGTTCTAGCTTCCAGTTAGATTAATGAAGGAATATATATTCCCCATATGCGCGATAATAGGAATACTTGGTTCTATATTTGGTCTGGTTATTTGGGCTAATATTTATTTTTTATAGGAGACATCATGGAAAAATGGAAAGCATTAGGCAAGAGAAAAAAGTTTATGGTATGCGTAGGTGTGCTGGTAGTCATCGCAGTAATAGGCTGGGTTTCTGGCTGGTGGTCCTCGCCACCTGCTGTCTAATTGGATGCACGACAGTAAAGAAAGCCGGAGTTACGGCCTTAGCGACCGGGGGCGCTGTGACTGCGGCGACTGTATTGAGTTCGGGTGCGACTGCACCGATTCTGGCTGGCACGGCAACTGCCTTTGTGGCAGATGTGGTGACGGAAGTGAGGACGCCCACGAAAGCATCCGGTACAGTCTTGCAGACGGAGCAGGGCATGATTGAATGTGCCCCTGATAATTTCTTTACCTTACTTGGTAAACTTGTGGAGATGGGTGGATGGTTGCTAGTCTTAATCTTTGTAGTT